CAGAAAAAACAAGAACAGGTAGGCACCAATATATTCGGAGGTAGTGGTGACAACATTTCAAGTTATTGACGACAAAAAAGAATGCTTAGGGTATTACTCAAATGGAAAAATAAGGTTTCGCAACCCAGACGAGTCCCTTACAGCAACTTGGGACTGGTCATCCCACATCGGAGACCTCGATGTTCAGTTGGCAAGAATATATGCTAACGGAAAGTCTGTTTCGGAAATATGCCCAGAACATCTCAAAGTGAGATGGGAAACGCATGAAAAAAGATTAAAAGCACATATTCGTTCCTTTATTCATTCTGGTGTAAACATGAAAGACATTTGCTTTTATGACCTTGTACCAGAGAGACATGTTGTCCACTACTACGAAACTCTCAATGAAATAACTGAATGGGTTCTCGAAAACAATCAGAGACCCAGTCACTATCGTCTAATGCATGATATAACAGTAATGTGTAAAGAAATTTCTGAACAGCAGTTAAGAATAAACTGGCCTCTCCTCAAGAGATTTGCCCGAACAGACCAGAAAGCAATGTATCTCGCCAAGAGATATTGGGAACAAGAGGTGTTTGTTAAATACAACCCTTATGGAACCGTTACAGGTCGTTTGGGACTTGATGAGGGGTCTTTTCCCATCCTTAACTTAAAGAAGGAGATAAGAGACATTGTCGTGCCTAAATGGGACGGTTTTGTGGAACTTGACTTCAACGGTGCCGAGTTGAGAACCCTACTACACCTCTCCGGGCACCCGCAACCCACAGGAGACATACATGATTTCAATCAAACTAACATTTTTAATGATGATATTTCTAGAGATGATGCGAAGACAAAGATATTTGCATGGTTATACAACCCGACTTCAAAAGCAGTTGACACTGAGTACTACGATAAATCGAAAGTATTGGAGAGATATTATAATGATGGAGTTGTCACTACTCCGTTTGGAAGAACAATACCTTCAGATGATTTCCATGCACTCAACTATCTCATCCAATCAACTTCGTCGGACAATTTCCTTGATAGGGCAAACGCCATCCATCGATTCTGCCGAAACCTTAGAACAAATGTAGCGTTCCTTGTGCACGATTCAATTATATTAGATGTGCACTCGATAGAACGAGATGAGATAAGAAAACTTATTGATATATTCTCCGATACAAAACTTGGAGAGTTTAAAGTAAATGTTTCAATGGGCAAGACCCTTGGTTCAATGGAGAAGGTACAATGGTGATTATAGGACTTGGAGAAGCAGGAAAAAATATATGCTCTAAGATACCCAAGAACGGCAATATACGGACGATAGTTGTTGACGGGGGTAAGAGCCTTCCAAAGTGCTCAACACACGAAGAATACGAAGCTAGCGTCCCTAAAATGGCAAACAAACTTAAGCTTGGAAAAGAACAAGATATCTGGCTTATAACAGCAGGTGCTGGAAAGGTTTCTGGAGCATGTCTGGCAATGTTAGAACAACTTAAAGACAAAACAGTAAATGTAATCCACATTTCTTCTGATCCCATTCTTCTTTCGAAAACTCAAGTCAAACAAGAGCGAGTAGTCTTTAATGTTTTACAACAATATGCAAGGTCTGGTATGATCGATACCCTATGGTTACTATCAAATTCTCAGATAGAACAGTTTGTTGGAGAAGGTTCGATTGAAAACTATTATGACAACATTGACAATGCGATCATCAATTTCATTTCAAACTATGGATACTTTGTAAATACCGATCCCATTATGGGATCTCATCATGAACCGAAGGAGATCTCACGAATTCGCACCGTTAGTCTCGGAGACATAGAAAATAATCAAGAAAACTTATACTTTTTACTTGACAACATTACAGAATCATGTTATTATTATAGTATAAGTGATGAGGATAAAAAAAGTAACAAAAACTTCTTGACAAATGTTAAAGAACGTGTTACTTTAGATAAAGAGAAAAACATTGAGTCATCTTTTGGCTTATGGGAAAACTCATCTGATATTTCTTATTTTTATTCAATAAAATATACACACTATATCCAAGAATAAAAAAAAATAAAAAAATAATTTGACAAACTTAACAAAGTATGTTATAATATAAATACATTCAAACAATGGAGGATAGAATGAATAGTGAAAATAACTTATCAAACTTTTGCTTTGTAGCATCACTAGTATCAGTGATTGTTTCAATAGCAACTTGGGTAACTGTCGGAGACGGTGATCCAGCACACGCAGAAAGATTCGGTATCTTTATAGGACTATGGGCCCCAACATTAATGGGTCTTGCAAATTACTATAAGGAGTAAATATGAATCTGTTTGAATTCCTATTCACTGTGTCCCTTGTGTTCTTTGTCAGTGGATTTATTACTTGGCTCAGATACATGGTTTATAACTTTGTAGATGAAACGAAAGAACAAAAAAACATCTTTATTGAAAAAAATGAAGAAATAATTTGACAAACTTAACAAAGTATGTTATAATATAAATACATTAAAAAACAAACCTTTATTAAGGTCGCTCTTACATCGCTAAAATAAAAAAAAATAAAAAAATAATTTGACAAAATGTTAAAACATGTTATATTAATAACACGATGGTTGTTCTGGGAGGTCAACCGAAACATTAACTCTCAAAAAAATAAATTGACATTTCATAAAATAAAGGAGGAAATATGTCTACAACTAATACTATCATCATCAACGCTAACGTTTATACCGGAAGCTTTACTAAAAAAGATGGAACTCAAAGAACAATGCGTTTCTTAAAAGAAAATGCTGTTCCAAACTCTCTTCGAGGATCTGGTGTCAAGCCACGCTATCTTGACTCAAAGCACGAAGTAGTTTTTGATCTTGACCAAAATGGATGGAGAGTGTTCAATCACAATACAGTTATTGACTCACCAACATTTAGTAAGCAACAAGTTTCTATTCAAGGGTAGTAATATCTAAGTTGTTTGTCGAGATAACCAACGCATAGTAAAAAACTCGACCCCTTAACTTCTTATTGAGGTTCAAATAGAAGCAAACTTGGTTGGGGGTGATATTTAGCCCTTTGCCTTAGACAAATAAGTCACTAAATTAACAAAAGGAGAATAACATGGCTATAAATTTAGAAGCAATGCGAGCAAAACTTAATGCTAGCAAGAACGGCGCAAAAGCCAAAAAAGATAATACGAAGTGGCGTCCCAAAGAGGGCGATCAAACTATTCGTATTTTGCCAACGAAAGATGGCGACCCATTTAAAGAGTTTCACTTTCACTACAATGTAGGAAAGAATCCTGGAATTCTTTGCCCAAAAGCAAACCACGGAGAAGATTGTCCTATTTGTAACTTTGCCTCAACACTATGGAGAGACGGAGTACAGAATAACGATGATACCGCTAAACGCGAAGCAAAGAAGTTATTTGTTCGCAAGCGATACTTCTCTCCAATATTGGTTCGGGGTGAAGAACAAGAAGGAGTACGAGTCTGGTCTTATGGCAAGATGGCGTATGAAACTCTGCTCGGACTTGTACTAGACCCAGACTATGGCGATATTACAGACTCCGAGGCCGGCACCGATATAGTATTAAACTATAACGTCCCCGGCACACCCGGTTCTTTCCCAAAAACCATTCTTAAGCCTCGTAGACGACCATCGATTTTATGTGATGACGATGTCGCAGATTGCGAAGCTCTGCTTGACTCTGTACCTGATATTTCAGGTTTGTTTGAGCGCAAATCCTCCGACGACGTTCAAGCGATACTAGATGAGTTCTTATCAACTGATAATACCTCCGAAGGTCGCTCATCTCAGACGGAGAAGTATGGGACTGACGCAGTCAATGATGCTTTTGATAAGTTGATGGGTTAATAGAACCAAAGGCCTGTCTCCGGCGTTTCAAAAAGTAGGAGGCACTTTTACTAAAAACCTTTATAGTTATTTAAAAGAGGTTTAAATATGGAAGTTTTGTTAGTTTGTGGTTTTTTTTATTTGGGTTTGGTTTATGCTCAATTGCTTGAATGGGTAATACATAAACATCTTTTACACAAACTGGGGAAAAATAAGAAGAATAAATTTTTTGCTTATCATTTCTACGAACACCATAGGTCATCAAGAAACAATCTTTTCTACGATGAGCCATCAACAAAAGAAACCCTTTCT